TGGTTTCTTCTTCAAAGCTACGCTCCGACTTCTCGGTTTCGTAGATCTCTTTGTGCTCTTCGCCGTAACGGGCGTACTCCATGCCGAACAGGGCGTTCAGGCCGGGGAGCAGTTCCTTGAGCAGTTGTGCGCGTGAAATTGCCATGGTTTACTCCTTATGCCAGCGCGGTGCCGGTGGTGGACAGCATCTGGTGCCAGGTTCCGTTGAACTTGACAATCACTTCGGTGTAGCCAGAAGCGTTGGCAGTCTCGGGGACCACAGCAATGACGCGGAACAGGTGCGTATCGGTAACGCCAGCAGAGCCACCATACACAGACGATGTAATATCGCCGCTGGTGGTGTTGCCGGTGCCGGTAACGCCCAACATGTTAGAACCAACCACCGTGGCAGCCACGGGAGTAATGGTGCCGCCAGAGTTGGTCACTGCAACCTTGAAGTTAGCGTTGGGGTCCACAACCACGTAAGCCAGGACGTTGGTCACGCCAGAGGCGGGAGCGTACTGGGCTTGCACGGTTTGACCTTGCGCGTTGGTGTACTGAACACCGGTGCACACGCCAACAGCATAAAGGCTCTCTGCGGTAAGGTCGGCGATGGGGGAAATGGTGCCACCTGCGACTTGTTTCACCACCTGGCCGTTGAAAACAGCTTGTCCCGAGGTCACAGGCATCAACATGGTTGCGCCTGCGTAGGGAATGCCGTCAAAACGGTTGATGGGCTTGAAGCCGTAGGGAGCGGTAACGGTGGGGTAAGCCATGTTAAAAACTCCTGTTATTTAGAACCAGAACCAAACCCGTTTCCGCGACTGGACGTGGACTTGCGGTCCGAGAACAGAGGCATGCGCGGGTCATTGTTTCGCATGAAGTGGTTGTCCACTGAGTTCATCTGATCCGACGCTTGCTTGGCATAGTACTCATCGCGGGAGCGGGCTTGTTCAATCGGCATCTTGCAGAGCATGAGACCTCCAATTTCCACGTTTCCGGTCTTTTCGTTACCGAGCAGCATCATCTCAGGATGATCTACTGCCTTCACCGGTTCCCAGCCTTCGCGCATCTTGCGACTTACGTTGGTTGGTTCCGCCTGGCCCAGGATGTGCGTCGCTACCCAGCGATACAAATACCCAGGTTCGGGGGTCGGATCGGGCAAGTTTGTGGGCGGTACGTATACAGCCCGAGCGGTCTTTGAGCGCGACTCTAGGTCACGAGGGGTACGATTTTCAGCCATTATTGATTCTCCAGTTTCAAAACTTCAGCCACATACTTCTTGGGGTCCAGGTTGTACTTCTTGATCAACGCCGCTTGCGACGGTGTCAGCTGTACTTTCTTCGCTCCAGTTGTGCGAGTCGCGGGTGCGACTACTGCGGCAGGTTTCCTTGCCGAAGTCTCAACCGTACGGGACGGCTCGTCTCTTTTACCACCGAAAACCTCGGGGAACGTTGACTTCACGCGAGCATCAATTTGCTCGAAATACTCATCAGAGCGGGGGTCTACCCCGTTGTTGACTAGCTTTTGATGCAGCCCTAGTGCGTAGCTGGTGATTTCCTCGAATCCCTGGGAGCCGAACCACTGGTTTTTTGCCTGCCAGCGCAGGGTCTTTTCGTCGGCTTGCACCCGTTGGGGTTGCGATTGACTAGTTTGTACTACAGCTTCTTCACGCTGTAAAGGGGGTGCCTTGAAATTTTTTGCGCTCTTGACTTCCCATGTCGCCTCAGCCAGGGCTTCCTGGGCTGCCACGATGGCGTCAGAGTCAAACGATTCTTGGGCCGCCTTCAGATCACGCCTGGCTTTCTCCAGCTTGGCTTCCGCCGCCTGGTTGGCCATGGTCATGTACTGCTGAGTGCCGGAGTCCACATACGCCTTAAGGCGCCGGTTCTCCTCCACCATGTGCTGAGCAAGACGCTCAAGCTCCTCTTTCTCACGAGCCAGGGCTTCCTTGGCTCGGCGCTCGTCGTGGCGGGCGTGGGTCAGCTCCTTGATACGCTTTTGCGCACCCTGGGTGTATGACTCGATCTCGTCTTCCGTCGGGTCCTCGACGTCACGGTCTAGGGGGCGACGGCCACGATCCTTTTCAGGAGTGTCATCAACAATCTCGATCTCAACGTCGTCTTCTGCAACGGTGATCTCGATGTCATCCGCCGGGGCGGACTTCTTCTCTTCTTCCATCTCGTCTGGAAATTTGTATGCGTCAGGCATCTAACACTCCTTTAAGCGCGGGTGATCCCACGAGGATCTTGCACAACACACTCCACTTGATCGTCGTTGATCACGCGGAATTCTTTGCCAAAGATCTTGAAACGCGTACCGGTATAGGTACGAACAAGAACAAAGTCTCCCTCCTTACACCACGCACCGGTGGGGAACCGATCCTGGTCTTTGTAGGCAGACGCCCCCAGACGCAGAACAAACAGCACCGTAGTGGCCGTCTCTTCTTGACGCATGGTGGTTGCATCTCGAACTAGGTCGAGACTTGTACCGGCGATCTTTTCATCGACCTCGGGCACGATACACAGCAGCTTGTGGCCAGCTGGGATAGGCAAGGCAGAAGCCTTGGAAGCATCATCCGCGTCATCTTCCGGCTGGTCGATGGGTTGGATGTGGGTGGGCAACTGAATACCCGGGGGGAGGAGGATTTCACTCATCTGCTTTTTCGACTTTCTCTGCAAGGTCAATGATGTAACGCTCTGCCATCGCCAGACCCTGGATGACGCCGCAGAGTTTTTGATACTGCTCAAAAGATTGACATGAACCACCCGCCAAGTCGTCCGCGTAGTTGTTCAGGTCGCTGCGTATTTGTTCGCGCAATACGCGTGCGAAGTCTTGGATCATTTATTGGGCTTCTCCTTTGGTTGGTTTTTTATACGTGCGTCCATGACTGCTTTCATGGAGTCCATATTTAAGCGACGTGCGTCGATGTTCTGGCGCTGGATAAGTTGCGCAGCGGTGCGTTGCTTCTCGGCCTGGACCTTTGCCAGCGCGTCGGCAGCGTCTAGCTTCATCTTCTGCTGGGCGATCTGTGCATCCTGCGCCATCTTTGCTTGAGCGATCTGACCGTCCTGGGCCACCTTCTGCGCCTTGGTCTGGGCTTCTTGCTGGCGGATCTGGAGTTCCTGGCGCTGCATCTGGAGTACCGGGTCCTGGGCCTGCTGCTGAGCCTGTTGTGCTTGGGCCTGCGCTTGGTTCTGCTGGAGAACCTGCTGGGCGGCCTGGGCCATCATGCCCGAGAGCGCCACCTCCACCTCGGGCGGCAACTTCTCGTCTTCCGGGGGCAGGGGCATACCGAGCTGCTGCTCGATTTTCTGGCGGTAGCCAAACCCAACGTGCTCGGAGATGTGCGCTTGCATCGCTGCTTGCATCTGCGGGGCACGGGGGTTTTGGCCGATCAACTGCATGATCAGCGGGTCCTGCATCGCGGCCATGTGTACCTTGATGTGCGCCTCGTGATCCTGGTACATGAACGCCTTGACCGGCTCGCCTTTCAGCACAGCCATGTTCTCTGCCACCGGGTCGCGGGGCTTTTGGTCGTCAGGCAGGGGCACGAGCTTCTCAGCGTGCTTGATACCCAACACCTCCAGCATGCGACGGTGCAGCTGCGGCAAGTCGTAAATGTCCGGCGCCATCTGCGCCATCTGGATGACGGCCTGGTACTGGACCACGCGCTGGCTCATGGTTGCCGCGTTGGGATCGCTCACCGGAATGATGTCGACCTGGGAGTAGTCTTCCTTGCGGGCCGTGCGACGGCCTTCCTCCGGCTGGTAATCGTAGTCGGGGTCCGTGTAGTCCTCGATGATCTTGACCAGCAGCTTCAGTTCTTGTTTGAAGCTGTAGTGCAACCTAGCCTGGACCGCCGTCATCACTTTCAACTGCCGCTCCAACAGAGCCAGCGTTGTGCCCACCGGGGCGTTTGCTGACATGTCCGACACCTTCATGTCGGCTGTTGCGGCAAAGCGACGACCCTCGTCGACGATCGTGTTCAGCAGGCTATACAGGGTAGCGCTTGGCTCCTTGTACGGCAGGGGCATGATGCTGTCGCGCAGCGCCCCAGAGCTGATGTCTACGTCTCGCCATTCTCCCGGGGCAATCGGCGTGTCATCACCTTTAATGCGAAGCCCACGGGTCTTGAGTCCCCCGGGCAAGTTCGATAGGGTACCCGCATCCACCAGCTGGCGCATGATGGAGGTTGCAGACTTGGCAAACCCGCCGATAAGGTGGAAGAGTCCGAAGCCGTAGGCTCCGAAGCCGGGGATGTATTGGTAGTGGACGAAGTGCTGTCGCTTGAGCTTGAGGGGGTCTTCTTCTCGCCAGTTGCGTCGGATGGCCAGGACATCGTTCGATCCTTTGATAAGGGTTACTACGTATGGCAGCGCGATTCCAGTCTCTTCGCCGTCATCGTCCTCATCTTCGTCCCCCGGCAGCACCAAGTCAACATGGCACTCCAGCAGCACGTACCGATCATCGTCGATGTCGCTAAAGCCCGTCTCTTTGTCCTTGGCCTTCTTGATGTCGTCTTGGCTGTGGGTGGGGTCCGGCAGCTCGATGTCGCGGTAGAACCCGGCTTGCTGGAGCTTGATGATCTCATTCTTGGTCTTACGCATGACGTGCGTAAGCCGGTAGCAATTGTCCAGGTCTGACGTGCCGTACGGCAGGATGATGTCCTCTGCCGGGATAAACATACTCACCTGACGTCCCAGGTTCGGGTCGTAGTAGACCTTCTTGAACGCCGAGCCGGTAGCGGGAAGAGACCACAGCATGCGCTCATGCTCGGGGCGGAACTCCTTCATGACGTCCGTCAGCTCGTAGTTCAGGTCGTCCTCGACGCGCTTGGACGCTGCCTTCTTCTCAGGCGTCTCCTTGCCCAGGATCTTGGTACGCACCGGGCCCTGGGCCGGGAACGTCTCGGTGATGGATTCTGACTGGAACCTTACGATCGCTTCCGTGATCATCGGGTGGAACACGCCGCTGGCGCCCTGCCAGGGTTCAGTTCTTTCTTCATATTGCAGGCCAAGCAATTTGAGGCCTTCTACATATGACTTCTCCCACTCCTTGCGTGACTGCTTGTCCTGGTCGATGTCGGCTGCCAGGTCCCCGGCGATCGACGCCACGGCACCCTCGGCCATGGTTTCAGCTAGGTTCTCCGAAAAGTCGTCGTCCTCTTCACCCGGCATGATGGAGATGTCTAGTCCATCCGCGTGGATGTTAACGGCCTCTGGGTCAACGATCTCAATCTCGATCGGCTCCTCGTCGAGTGCGTCCTCCTCCATGCTGGAAGGGGCTTGGTATAAGGCCTTGTCGATGTTGGTAGCCATGTCGATCCTTAGTAGTACGCCGCGCTACGGCGTCTGAAAAATCTGGGTTCATCCGGTTCGTCCGAGTCCAGACGAATAAACCCACCTTGTCTGAATCTCAGCAACGCCTGGCTG